CTCAAACAACCCTATCTCAATGTTAATTGTTAATCGTTAAACACTTCTATTATCAGTAATATTAATACTATCACTGCAATCCACCCAATCATTTACCACCCCAATAGTATTCATCTTCAGTCATGCCTTTATATTCCCAAATATGAACTCTATGCGCCCACACTGTCTCAATGTCTTTTATGTGAGGCAGATTGTTTATGTTGTATCCTAATGAATATCCCACTTCATCAAGAAAGTTCTGTGCGTGGTCTGCTATTTTACTCATCTTTTTTCTCCCTTTTTATTTCTTCCCATTCTGATATATGCACTGGTCGCGCCATATCATTACAACTATCACACCAATACTGAGTGTCATCAACCTCATTTGCCCATTTATAGTAAGGTTCTCCATCAATAATTATACAACTATTGCTTTTTGCAAATATTGGCTCTTCTATTTCCTCAGAGCCACACATATTACATACAACAAGGTCATCTTCTCTGAGTTTTTTTAGGTCTTCTCGCATTTTCTTTGTTGTTTTTAGCATATCTCAAACCCTCCACTCTGAATGCAAAACTCTGCAAAGGCTTTAACATTATCAACATCAAAAGGATATTTGTATTCTTTGTCTTCTTCTTGTTCCTCATGAAGTTTTTTAAACATATCTGCATCACCCTCTCTTATTTTCTGCAATAACCTATTGCCTAAAAGTTTAGCATCTTTATCGTTTAACCCTGCTCCACTATTATTATGACCATTATTCCATAATTCCTCTGATATTAAATCATCAGCAATGAAATAACAATAATCCCATAAAGGTCTCCACCACCATACATTGTTCCTGAAGTAAACTCCTGGATTTGAACTCTCGTATTCATCCCATTCTTTATGGTATAGCTTTTTTAGTTTATAGTTTATGCTGTATTCACCCTTCCCTTCACATTTCCAACAATCCCCATTTTCATTAACAAACATCCCACAGTCCTCTCCTTGACATTCTTCACATACAGCCTTCTTATCGAGTATATCCCACCTCTTTTTAAAATCCATTTTTTGTAATTTACAATAAACTGGAAAATCATCACTGTTTATTTTTGGATTTTTTCCATATACATCCATTCCCATAACTAATCTCCTTATCATGTTTTAGTTTTTTAAACCTTCTTATTTTTTGTTTCAGAGAAGGACAGTCAAAGTAGTCTCCATAAGAACCTGAAGTTGCTACCTTGACAAATTCCTCCACTAAACCATCAGTCCAACGCACTTTAACTTAACTCCTCTTCTATTAGCTTAATTTGATTTACTAGTCCAGATATTCTATAACATCTCATACATTTACTTCCATCTTTATCAATGAAATCTTCAGTTGTTCCTAAACTAAAATAGTATGGCTTGTTCCCAATATATCCAGTCAGTTGAAACCAATTATTTCCATCATCATTTTTTACTGTATACCATTTTCCATCTGAGAGCATGACTTTTAAAATTCTATCGATATCAGTATCCCACAGTTTTGCCATATCCCTTGTTTCATTTGGTGGAAAATTGTTACTATATTCCATTTTATTCTCCTTTATTTTTGTGTGAATTGTACTTTGTCTGACCTTCCATAGTTATACACATCTTGAATATTCTCTGTATATCCTTTTGGATTTGCTTGTTTTGTTAATAACTTTGAACATTTTGATAACTGTATCATCATTCTTTCATGGTCATATAACCCTGTATCAACTGCTGTTCCTAGTCCCCATATGAATCTTGCGTGTCTTGATTGTTCTATGTTATATGTTTTTTCAAAGTCCTTAACATATCTAAGTATATCATTACCACGTTCAACTGTTAAAGCTTTCCAGTTAAGTTCTTTAAATGACGAATTGGCATAAAAGCCACCATACATCATCACTAATGCTGTCAGTGGTATCTTCTCTTCCTTATACACTTTATCAAGGAAGCAATAATCATCAATGTTATCAGTAACTCCCCATTTTAAATAGTCTCCCAACTTCCAGTTTCTTGATTTGTTATTAACTAAGACCATTGCTCTTTTTGATACATCTCTAAAAACATTGTATACAACAGGAAGTCCAAGCCTTTTGGAAGCAGTTATTACGTGCTGTCCATCATATGCTTCATATTTCCCTTTATGTTTAATTGATGGTGTAACAGAAATAGCTGATATTACTCCAACCTCTTTAATGCTTCCCATAATACCTTTCACATTACTGTTAACTTCATCTCTTTGATGTTTAGGAATAACAAACAATGAATAATCTGTTGTTTCTCCTGTTTTTATGTATTTAGAATACTCTGTTATATTAAACTTTAGTTTTCTTGCTTTTACTCTAAAGCCACCAACAGGTAGATTGTTTTGTTTATTAACACCTGCGTCTTTTACTGTTTCCATCTTTATTCTCCTTTTGTTATGTTTCTTATCACTCTCCAAACTCCTTGTCTGATTACTTCTTGATACAGTTTTTCTTTAACTTGTTCTGAATCAAGCTCTCCATCTTCCCACAAATCTTCATCAGGTACTTCTTCCCAACCTTTAAATTCATTCATCTTCTTTCTCCTTTTCTGCTACGTGTTCATATAATCCTTCACAGATTGCCTCATATATGTTTGCCTGTATCATTTTATATGGTTCAGTATCTCTTCCAGTTTCAGGTATCTCTTGCATCAACTCAGTATTCCACGCTGCATATTGAGCAATATCCCAATAATATATTGGAACAGCATTATCTGCTATCTCGTGTATCATGTCATTTTGGTCATAATCGCCTTTCTGTATATCTTCCCAATCACAATCAAGTGTATCACAGGCATCTATGATTAAATTACTTAACTGATAGTCTTTTTCTTTAGATTCTGCCATCTCTATCTCCTTTTAGTTTTTTTATAGGACTGAAATATGTAGTTACTAAAGCAACTAAATATTCTCTACTTGTGTCCTGCTCATCTTCTAAAACAGCTTTAAGTATTCTTTCTGCTTCCTTTAGTCTTTCTTTTGTTTTACTCATCACTGTCTCCCATTTTTGTTATCATTGAAAATGGTACATTCCATTTCATATCATCAATATTAACAATTGCTCTTTTTCTGTTTATTTTTATTACATAGCCTTCCTCTAATCCTCTACTACCATTTACAGCCACTCTCTCACCAACATTTAATGTATACTTAAGCCTGTTCCCAAGTGAAGTTCTTCTGTCTTTTATAAAACCCTGTATTGTTTTAAGTTCTCTTTCATCTTCAATCAGATTTATCTGTCTTTCTATTTCACGTAATTCCATTTCATTCTCCTTTGTTTGTTTAGAATCCTGCTAATCTTCTAAAATCAGCATCATTTACTTGTTTATCAGTATGTTCAACATCTTCCCATATACCATCACTGTTCTCAGCCATTATTATATCTGTTGAATAAACACTACCAATTTCATCAAATAATCCAATCTCTGAGCCAAACGTCTTTATCAGTCTTGTATTTCCCTTTAAATTGTCCATCATAATTCCATTAACAGAAACACCAAGCTGTTTTGTTCTTATGTTTGTGCCTTTTTTTATGTCATTCGTTTTCATTCTGTCTCCTTTGTTGGTTATCCAAATACAATTTTTCCAAAACAAGCCATCTGTAATGCTATATCTGCATCATCAGCATCATATTGTTCATTTAATATTCTATCAAGTATTTCAGGGTATTCAGTATCTAATTTCTGTAATGCATCAATGATTGATTTCTTTGTCATTGGGTATTTCTCCCCTGTTTCTGCATCATGTATATACATTACAGCATCTTTTTTCTTTGTTTTTGTTAAATATTCGTGTTTCCAGCCACCAACCTTTTTCATATCTTCATTATCTTCACAACTGATATTGTTTGCCCAGTATGTCGAGCCACTATCAAATGCACAAACTAAAACATTCTCAATCAGTTCATCAGATATTTCTAATCGTCTGTTTATTATATTCATGTCAGTCATTTATTCTCCTTTGTTTGAATCATGTATGTATTCCAAATCTTCTGTTTTATTTATCTCTTTAATTTCTTTAACTCTACAAAATAAATGTGGAAACTCTAATACAGCTTTACCAACAGCATGATATTTGTCCACATAATCCCATATTTCTACTCCATGTGTCATTCCAGCTTTGTTTTCAAGATATACTTTGCATTTTTTCATTACACAAACCTCCCTTCAAGGTATTCAATTGGATAATCAGGATAATGTGTGTGTAACTTCATTACAAGTTCATTGTATTCGCCTACTGTAAAATCAGTTAAATCGGATACATCTACCCAATTATCTTTAGTACCATCTGTAAATGTGCTTCTACAATTCAAACACAGATTGCCTTTCCATTCAATGACAATATATTCCATTTCTGATATTTTAATGATTGGCTTTCCAATAAATCCCATCAGTTTCTTTATCAGTTCATCTTGTGTTATTTCTCCATCAAGATGACAGTCCACCAAATCAATAATACTTTCTATTCGTGGCTTTTTCTTTGCTGTTTTCTTCATACAGCCTCCTTTTCCTTTTCTTTTTCTTTA